TGTAATCTTCTACAAAGGCTATCGTATGAATTACTAATTGAATTTCCCATAGCAAGCAATCTTGAAATATAATATCTGACGGTTTTGCAAATCTAAATCCATCTCCATATTTTGAAGCATGTTTCATTGTTCCGTCTCTACAATGAATAACAATAGCAATAATTGCTCCAATTATATGAATACTCATCAAAATTACTAACATGTTCACCTCCTCGAATTTCGCATGAAACAGTGATTTACAATCAACTTAATTCATCGTGTAATTTCCCACATTTCTTGCATCTGAAAATGTGCTTTACTGTGCTATGTTCATCTATAATTTCGTGAGCTATTTCAATATAATCATGTGACTCACATGGACAGATAAGATTTTCTAAATAAGATATTCTCTGTCTATATTTCAGTTTTTCGACTTCATATTTTGTTCTGCTAATCCACATAAGACTCTCCTATATGTTTATTCTCTATTTGTTTTTTATTTTTATTGGAAATTATTAACTGAATCGCTAAGAATATTTATTAAGACCATCCATCAGGATAAAAAACAGGAATATCATTATGTAAATATTCAGGACATTTCACTCCACAATCATATCTATCTTTATCCTTTTGCTCCATGTTAGAAACTCTGTCGTCATTGTCTTCATACCATCTTAATTTAATCATACAATCAGCATCATATAGTGTCTTTTTCATACAATTATTGCATTTTTCTTTGTCTAATATTTCTGTTTCTAATGCTGTTCCTCTATGATATCTGTGGACATTGACACAATTTATACAAGGATCATTACCAGACAATCGTTTATTTTGTAATTTTACTTCTGGATGAAATAACTCATATAATTTATTTGCCATTATATATTTCTCACCTCCAACTATACATTCTCTGTTTTCTTTCTTCTCATTACTAATTCAAACTCTGTGCCAGAATATGTGATCTGATATTCTTCTTTCTTACCTTCAGAGTCTTCCATATTACCCATAAACCATTCATATACAGCAGCTATCACATCATCTGTAACATCTATTTTCTGTCCAATCCACATATGTTTTTCTGTATCCTGTGTTCCATAGTAGATTGTATTTGTTATTGGACTCACACCAAAACCTTTCTTTTTCGCCATTTATTTTTCTCCTTACTGCAACATTTCTGGATAAAAGTCATACAAATAATCTCCAAAATCTCCACTTCTCTCTGAACCTGTTTGACTCTGCCAAAAATGTTTCCATTCTTTACCTCTTTCAGTCTGAATAAACTGTTCGTATTTAGGTCTTAAAGCCTCTCTATCTTTACAAATATCACTCATTCTATAATTCGCCTCTTCTGCTTCTTCCAAAACTGCAATACTTAAAGTTCCTGTATCACAATTTCTACCCATTCTTGTCTTAAATCCAAGCTCATTCAATTCTTTGTCTAATTCATATAGATCATTTTCAACTGTACTGTAAATCTTACTACCTTTACAAATCTCGACAGCTCTTACATAATTTTTATCTTGCCAAGCCGAACTAATATATAACCATTGGTCTGTATTTACTTTAGATATTTTATTTCGTGGAACTACTATGAATGGTTTAAGAACTTCTTCGATTTCATCTTTATGTTCTATGTAATTATCTACTGGATCTCGTATCAAATTAAGACACACCATACAACCTCTTTTATATTCCATAATATTATTCTCCATTACTTTTATATAAAACATTAAAAGTTTCAATAACTTGTTCTCTAACTTCTTCCATACTTTTTGCTTTAACTACAAGAACAATTGAATTATGATAACAATCAGAAGCATTTACTTCATCATAAAATTTTTCAATCATTTCTTGAGTTGGTTTTGGCTCAAAACCTAAAGATAAAATTCTTCTTGTCATTGTTGTTATTGGTTCATATTGCACCAAAAACATATTATCCATAACTATATATTCTCCAATCTGTACCAAGAAATGTCAGTTTCCTTCGACTCTATTTCTTCACTGTTACATTAAAAACTGATCTTAAAATGCAGATAATCAGCCAAATACCAGTTGCAATAGACCACTTAAATGTTAATCCAAAGCACATTGTAATAAGCTTGATTATTCCACATGTAACAATCCAACTAAGTCCATAGCATACAGCTAAAATTGTAATGACAATAACTGTTGTTACTCCACCTTTTGTTAATTTTTCCTTCAAATTACTCATATGTATATTCTCCTTTATAATCACCATCTACTTGTATATCTACTATCTACAAATAACTCTTCTTTTGGTCTTGGATTATTTAAATCTCTACTATCTAGTCTAAGTTGATTACCATAATATCCACTCCACGAACCACAACCTCTTACGTTTACCCTTCCGTCAAAAAAGATACTAGTAATTCGATATGCAGGTTTATCACAACACTGCCAATAGCTGATTTTGAAACAATTATCCTTATTGACATTCTCTAAATGTTCTGGCACAGAGCCCCAAATTTTACACTCGCCATTGATTTGCTTTAATGTATATCCTTCATCAAGCATCTCATTAGCTTTCTCAATTCTTTTGTGTCTTGATTCACAAGCCAAAGCATTTTCGGGGATATCAAATAATTCTCCACACTTAGAGCATCTATATTTAATTACTTTCTCCAAGATTTCACCTCCGCTTTTACATTCTCCAAATACTTTTTCTTTTCTGCTTCAACAGCCTTTTTGAAATCAAAATCGTCAATTCCGTCATTATATGCTTTATAATTTTCGTAACTGTAAATCAGATTTTCCGCTTTAACTGCTCTATCTCTGTAATTTTCAACATCCTTCTTTAACTTACGAATACCACTATTGAGTCTTTTGATTTCATTTAAGTCGGAAGCGTTGTAATATTTGACCATTTTATAATACATAGAACGAATCATGCTCTCTTTCAACATTTGTGATTGTTCTTGTGATATGTCCTGC